CCACACCCACAACCATAATGACGCTGAAATCAGACTCTTTAGTATCAATATCAGTAGCAGGGTCACACCCGATAAATGTATGGATAGGTGTCTTCTCTCCGTCTTGTACGATATAGTTAATGCCTTCGATATGCTCATAAAATCCACTCCAATGCTTAATGTCTGAACGCTTCCACATAGCGTCCTCTTCACTCATGACTTCCATCATGTACTCTTGATAGAACTTAGATGGCTGGCCTGAATCTCTATAGAATTTCTTCTTTTCTATAAGTTTTTCCTTATTGAAGAAACTGGGCCAAAGCGGAGTCCCGTCTGGAAGAAAGGCTTTGTACGTAACCATGTTCCAAGAGAAAGATTTTTTTTCTTTAACCGCTTGCTCGTAGCCTCTGAGCAAGTTATTAATAAAACTGTCGAAATGTACAGGAGTCCCGTTAACACGAAGCCTACCAGTGTGAGGCTCCAGAGCAGGATAGACAACAGCCGTAACAAGATTTGCATTTTTAGCCCTCGCATCATGAGTTATTGTATTTGCCTCATGTTCAAAGTCGTCAAGAACAATGAGGTCGTATCGTTTATGAAGTTTTGCGCCACCACGTATGCCAGCAACATTACTTTTTGAAATTAGTTTACATCCATTTTTCAATTCAATATCTTCTTCTGTCCATTTTTTACCTCTCATTGCTCCGAAGTAGTATTTAATTCTTTCGTTGTAATCAAAGTGGTGTTTAATGTAATCCATGTTTCCTACGGACAACTTCTGAGTCGCACTTACCCACGCATAGAATAAAAGTTCCTCAGAAAAGCAAAAATCTTTAAGTATGGATGCTTTTGTCAGTACAGTCTTGCCATGACCACGCGGCACGATAATAGCAAGTTGCTTACAGAGTTTATCATCTATCAGGTCAGCGATCTCATAATGGAATGGAGGAGTTTCTGATCTCTTAAAGTCGTCAGGTAGGAATAGTTTACCAAAAGCGATTAAATCATTCTTCGCCAGTTCCAGCGTCTGTTCCGCTTCCGTTATCTTCTGGCTGTTTACGTTCATATTTCTTTTTTAAATGTTCCTCATATTCTTTCTCATTCCCCATAAACTCGATATACTCTTTAATCTCCTGTTGCTGAATGAGCAAAATATTATATATTCTATCCATTCTAATTCGTAATGCTTTAATTGACCTAATGATGTCATGCTTCGATGTTGTCGTCTTGTTCTTCATGTCCCACCAATTCTGGAATTTCTATGTGATCGATAATAGACCTTATCCATTTAACTCTTATGAAATCATAATCTCTACCACTCACCAGGCCAGAATAACTTATCTGTTTTGATATTCTTTTTAGTTCCTTAATTGACTTCCCAAGATTAAGACCTGACGCATCATATTTTGCTAGTTCGTCCAACACTTAACACTGTCCTTACTAAGCTCGATAGTTACCCATCCTGTTCTTACTATTGTATACAAAGAGTATCTCGCATATTCTGCGTATCTAAGAAAACTCCCACCTCTGATATACCATCTCCTGTGAAGAGTCTCCTCATCATTCTCAACTTTGATGGAGTCAATAGGTTTCGCATAAAGTTGATGATTGTGACCCAGAAAGAAAATATCTCCCTGACTGTATATCGAAGATAGCTTATCCAACTCCAAATCGCCATTCTTAGCTCCACTCTTGCCATGCCCACTTACGAGATACCACTTTTTACCGCCAACTGTGATAATAGAGTAGCCTGGTAGTCTATAGTACGGAACTCCCATCTCTTTTGCAATAATACGAGATACATCATAATCCAATAGTCTTACACTTCTCAGATAATCATGGTTTCCACCCCTAACGAATAAACACTTGTCGATAATTGGTGCAATTAAGTCCATAAACGCTAAATGCTGTTCTTCTGGATTGATGTATTGACCTCTCTGGCTGATTTTATAGTTAGGTGGTATACATTCCAATATATCACCATTACCAAACCATAATGCATTGTCATCTTCGTAAATCATCTTGATAACTTCACGAAATTTATCTAGATCAAACTCGTTAGCACCAAGATGTATATCTGTTAGACCATGAACTCTGATAGTTTCATCTGACTTATGCTCATATACCTTACCAGGCTCGATCAAGCTGGAATCTAGCTGGATATTCTCCATAGGAACTGAAAAGTGTCTCTGGCATGATTTGCATTGAAATATCTGAGCAGTTTTATTAGTACCATCTTTTTTGATCTGATACGATGAACATCTTGGACATATCATATTATTCAGACTCCACTTCTTCTAACATTGGACGTTTTGCTTCATCTATCTCTTCTGGCGAGAACTGTTGCATCATTCCATAAATACCCATCTCAACATTCTTTTTCTGTGGAGCTCCTAGAGTACCTATGGCTTTTCCCAGCTCTTTAGTCGATTGTAAGACAATATTTTCATCTTCAGAACTTTCACATAGAATTTTTAAGTTGTTCAAGACGTATTGATGGTCAATACCCATGCTTTTCGCAACGTCCATTACAGACTTCTCAATCTCTTTCATTACTCTCTCCTGTTTAAGTAAAATTACAGCTTTCGCTCTTGCCTTCTGATCTGGCATGGAATTTCCGAATGAAGACTGGTAAGCTGCTACTACTCCATGGCCAGCCGCTACACTTGTTGCAAATAGTCTCTCTTTTTTTGTAACTGTCTTTCTTGATCTTAATCTCTTGGCTGGAGTACTCTTTTTTCCTGAGAATGTATATCTATCTTTGTGCTTACTGAAGTCTGAGTCCATAGAACTATCTTTTGTTTTGATAAATGTTCCAACAACTGTTCTTACCCATCCTTGAGCATATTGGTAATTCTTTGAGTCATTAGGATGTTTAATATCTGATACTTTTAGCAACTGAACTACCTTCCCATCATCAGAATATACCCAGTCCCCTTCTTGTGCGTCTTTCCAATTTGAATGGATAGGAGGAGCCTTCCCTTTATCGAAATGCTCTGCATATTCCTCAGCATTGTCAAAGACGTAGTGCCGATTCCCCTTAATTACTCTTGAATCCACCTGATCCAGCTAATGTTTGAAGCTCTCTTATCTGTAAGACTAGGTTATCTATCAAATCGTTTACCGCAATAGGGATCGTGTATATCATACCATCTATCTCAATATTCACAAGTGACTCCTCATGAAATAGAGTGGTATCTACGTCAGGATCACCGTTTCCAGCATCGCGCTCATTCATGCCATAAATCCTTCTTTAAGATTATATCTCTCTCCCCCCCCTATAATCCCCCCCCTCTCTCTTTTTGAGCATGGGTATCATTCCTCTACTTTTTCTTCCTCTTCCTGTGATTCCTGCTGTTCTACCTCTTCTGGCTCTTCTTCGCCTGCCAGAGGCTTATTCGTAACACCAGTGTGACCAGAGGGCTGTGCGATGTCTTTTAGCATTACTACGCCTTTGTGTGCCATATCGTAATCTCCTTATTTGCCCCTAATATACCCAGAAAACCCAAGTGTATCAAGAAAAATATACACCAATGATATATGGCCATATACACTCATGGAAACAAAATTGGTGGGAAATGGAAATCCCACTTTTCGTTAAAAGGTTAATTAACCAAAAGGAGATTCAGATGGCAGGATTAATGGATACTATCTTGTTGTTAGTTAGAGGTTGGGCAGAACCCGTGGTATTCTTCGACAAAGGTGAGGAATATGAATGGGGTGGACGCAAGTTCATTCGCCTAACAATGGCATCCAACGGTACTACCAAGATTGCATTTCGGTGTGACCAATTGCAGGACGCATACGATAAGTGCAAGGGATTCGATGATGTCAAGACCTCTGATGGCAACGCAACCACATACGTCAAAGTCTGATTGATGTGGGATTGATGGGGGACTTCTAACCCCAGCAAGTTCGTATAAAAACGTAACTATGCCTTAATCGGATGAATCACTATAATCGGAGTCAGTCCCGTAACTTCGTTACTCGGTTTGAGTTAAACCCCAATACGGGCAAAGTTTGACTAATACATACACAAATCCCATTCACTTGGGTATAAACATAGGAGACACTATGAAACTATATAAAAAGTTAACTAAGAACGTAGTATCGTTAGTAAATAAGTACGCCAATCATAAGTATTGTATGTTCGCAGATACATTTGAAGACTACGAAACAGATGAAATTATAAACTTTCTTTGCGATACAATTACTGGAATGGAGCAAAGACTTGGTAAAGAAATAAAAGATTTAAACAAGACACTTCACAGAGCAATCCAAGACGCAATAGATACAGGTATAGCTGGTAAAGGTAGATACACAACAGTAAGAGATTATATCCATGACGCACAGGAGGCACTATGAGATTATACTCAGGCATATTCTTTGACAACGGGTTACACATAACATATCACTTTGACCCTCCTCATCCATACTTACCAACAGAAGTAAATGAAGGTGATGAAGTAACAGTAGACATCATTGGAATTGTACTTAAAAAAGAGTTTGGTGTTGCACAATGCAGAGTTGGATATAAATGGTTCTATGATGTAGATGTTGATGAAGATGGGCCTTTTAAAGTAATTGAATTAGATAGTTCTATAAGCACTCCGTGTCAATGTCTTAGTTGCGATCCTGATGGTACAAGATATATATGTTCTTGTGAGGAGCCTGAGGAGGATAACTCCGTCAGTCATAAATATCTAAGACATCAAAAAGATTCTGATGTACCACTTCATATGACTCTTTATACTGATAAGAATACAAGGCCAGTAGAGACAGGAAGATATTTGAAGAAGTATCCAGAAGAGATACTTGAGATGTATGGTTACGCAACACTAATAGGTAAATG